TGATAATAAGGTGATTTTAGAGCACCGCCTATGGTACGGCAGGCACGGCTGGCATCCTGCGCACGACCATCGTTGGTATCGTCTCCGTCTACTGTGACGTATAAGACGTTGGTCACTTCTGGTGCTGTTCCTATAGGATTAACACCACGCACACGTATGTCGCCTACTATTTCTGTTAGCCCAGACGCGGGCTGTATGCTCACTGGACCTTGTTGGCTACGTATGAACTTGGTATAGAGGTTGTCCACGTACTCATTGCCACCTATCCATACATCACCCAATATACCTGCTCCACCTGTGACTGTAAAAGCACCTGTGGTTGGGCTGGTAGATGAAGCTGTGCTGGCCACACTGATCTGATCCAACAGGAGTTTACCTGTGTATGGATCGTAGCGCAGTCCACCGGAGGCATAGTCCGAAGTGTTGTCTCCATAGATCATACCACCATTGGCACCGAGATTATCTATGAAGAGAGGATAGAAATAGGCATCCACATTGGTAGCTGTGACTGTCATAGCCATGGATGTGTTGGACACGGCCACACGACCGTAGATAAATCCACCTACGTTTAGGTCTTGTTCAATGCCAACACCACCGGAAAAGTAGGCCGCACCGGCCTGTCTTTGGGCAGTGGTTCCATAGACGTTGGCAGGATCATAGGGAACGTTATTGGTGTTCCCAACATTGGCCACGCTGTTGCTGTAGATCTGACCGCTGGCCGTGGTGATCAAGTTTATATTACCACTAGATGCTGATATGGTCTGATCACCGTTGGGTGTTATATTCTTGGTTCCGGTAATGCGTTGGGTCATATTGAATCCTTTAGAGTATTTATCGGTTTAATAAATTTGCAGTTCGACCACATCCAGTATAGCTGAATCCTTGTGGGGCCAGTGTGGATGGCTCTGGAAACGCAACAGGACTCCAAATGTAGGGTCTTGTAGATCCCCCACTGCGAGCTGTGTTGACCATAGATCAGTTTCTCCGCCATAGATCTTGACCGGACTGAGGTCCATGTCTGCACAATTTTTTCCTATAGGTTCTCCAGCTAGACATAGCTGTAGAGTTTCGTCTGTGATCCTACCTCGACGATTGGCCGCAACACGGACAGCTATTCCAGTGAGCACTTCGGGTAATCCAACGAAACGGAAATCTGTAAGATGCAGATACCAGGTGCGATCTGTGTCGTCTAGTTTGGGACTGCGAGCTATGTGCAGTAGGTCTCGAGAAGTCTTAGTAGGAAACGATTCAGGTGCTCGCCAAGCGATATGAATAGCTTCAGCTCCAGATTCTGCATATTGAGTGATCGATCTTGGGGGTGTCCATGGGGTCATACCAGTATTTACCTAAAAGAAAAGGACCCCTGAGGATCCTTTTCAACAACGCCAATAGCTATTAGGCGTTTTCGATCTTGACCAGTCCCAACTGATGATTTGGATTACCCGGAGCAACTGCGTCTCCAAATGTCCAACCAACGCGATGTGGCTCTGTACCGTTGATCAATGGATACTGCGGAGTACCATCACCTTTAGGCCATATAACAGCTCTGTGAGCAGTAAGTTTGGTGACCCAATAGTGAGCGCCGCTTTGATCTGTAGCAGTGATATAGGCCTGTTTGACCGCAGGGGAATCGCTAGCTACCAACTTGCAGACAGCGATGCCATCTGCTGTGCGTGTCTTGTAACGACGTGTTCCTGTCTGTTTCTGGATGTCACCGATCTTGGTGCCCGAACCTGTGGTGTTGGCATGGATGATGATGGCGTTGTCCTGATTGCTAGCAACGTTGAGGTTAGTACCTAGGCCACGACCACCCGAATCTGTGGTTAATACCAAGGTACCAGAGGCTGTTACTTCACCACCACCCGATGTTGATGTAAACACGATGGTTTCAGTGCCGATATAGCCCGAACCCTTCTGTGTCACAGCCAGGTGATCTGGAGAGAAACCAACGTTCAATGCGGCGCCTGTACCATGTCCACCTGAGGCTGTATTGCTGGAACCATATAGATATGTTGTACCATAGGCATAGTCAGCTGAAGTGACAAATGCCAGGGTCTTGATGCGCCATACTAGATTCCACTGTGCGCCGTGTCCGCCTAGTCCTGAAGGGCTTTGAGCACCTGTGGCTGCCGGAGCCGCACCTGTTGTGGTCCATGAACCACGACTTGCGCCACCTTCTGTGAAGTTGTAGGCACCATTTGGTACACCGCTACCGTTGACACCGTCTAGATTGATATTGATACCATTAGCATAGGGAATTGTATCGTTGCCACCGTAAGCAGTACCTTGGTGTGCTGGGTCTAATGAAGCGGTGTATACTTCTAATTCTGTTACTCGCCAAGTAGAACCATTGGCATCAGTGATTATGTCACCAACCCAGTAGTTGATACCGTTGGCAGCTGGACTGGCGCTCTGGGCTAGAGAGTGAACAACTCCCGCAGCCTGCACACCACCGGGAATTGCGGGTGCGCCGAATGTAGCGATAGTTGGTAGACGATTGATATAGTTACCAGCTGTTGAAATTGCGATGTTGGCGATGCCTTCACCGCCGATGCCATCATCACCACCTGTGTTGCCACCTGGTGCTGGTGTATAGCCGTTTGTTCCGATATTGAAGTTACCGAAATACTTTTTGTTTAATGGACGTCCCATTTTGTTTCTCCTTTATTTTAGCGTTCTAGGCCTACGCGGCGGGTTTCCGCATAAACTCTCTTTAAGAGCGAACATGACTATTTAGCGGAGTTTCTCTGTTTACACTGGTCACCATGCCAGCGAGGGTAGGTATTGACAGCCGAGTCTCTGCCACAGTGAGGACAGGTGAGGCGTTCACGTTTTTGTCCTTTATTTCTAATCGATATTAGAGTTTTTTGTTCTTGGCTCATCGGCTTACCTTTATTATGGGCAGTCTTGCCTTTATTTTTTTCTCCGCATTTAGCACGTTCTTCTGCGGAAAGAGTTTTACCCCAACGGTGGTGTTTTTCTTTAGAATTAGCTTCGGAGTTTTTACGTCGATGCTCGTCTGTTTGCTTACGACCTTTATTTTTTCCAATCATAATAAGTTTCATTTTATTACGATGTTCTTCTGTTTTAGGAACTCCTTTATGTCGATTACTAATTGATAATCGTCCTCTAGGTGTAGTGACTTTATACCCAGATACATTAGCATTGTACCAAATATCTTGTCGCTTTAATACATTACATCTACGCAATACTTTTGTTTCCCAAGCTATTGCCTGCTCCGGGGTATCAAATGTTTTACGTATTTCCCATTCAAAAGATTCTATCCCGTATTCTTTTATTAAATCTTTAATCTGTTGGCTACTTGTTTTATACATTACTATGAAATCTTCTTCAGGAGTCCGTTTTAGTCTTATGTTCTTAAATCTTACCCCGTAATAAACTTTACCGGTAGGTTTGAATTTTATTAGATATGTGTATGCTTGATATGTATTCATAATAGTATTTATATGATTGCGACATTACCGAGGTAGAAATTTAAGCCAACAAAAAAGCACCCGAAGGTGCTTTTTGTTTATTGCTGTATTGCTTTGGATTACTTGAAAGAAACGTTTGCACTTGTGATGGCCACTTTTCCTAGATAATCTGCGGCATTCCCAAGGCTCGAGGCCGTGTTGCTCAATTCGACGTAACCATATCTCGTTAAGAAACCAACTACTGGTTCAAAAGTAGCCGGATCAAGTACAACACCAGAACTCATTAACGGAATATAAGGGCAATAGAACGCGGCAGCATCTGCCTCGCTAGAACCTTTGTAACCGATAAGAACTTGGTTGTTGTCATCTGTATCTGACTTATATGCATCAACATAGATTCTCATAGCGCCATTCAATGTACCAACAAACTTAGTGTTTGTAGGTGCTTCGAATGTACCTTCTGTTGTTCTTGCGAACGCAGAAGTTGTAGCACTTTGTAGAATTGTTAGAGCTTGGTTACTAACAACAGCCCAGTTACCAGCACCACGACGTGTACGCTGAGCAATTAAGTTGCTTACACGGTTGATCTGGATAGCCAGTGCGGCATGCTCGTCACCAACGAATGTTGCTGTACCAGAAACTAATGACTGGTCATATGTTTCTTCTACTGAAGCCAAGCTACGTAGGCTAGCTAGGATCTCTTGATCGATCTCAGCTGTGATTTCCTGTGCTAGAGCAGCCATGATTTCAGCTTCGATGTCAATACCTTGTTGTGCCTGTGCATCTTGTGCTGCCTCGAATGTCCAGCGAGCTGATAACTTACGTGATTTAGCTTCAACTGGGCTCTTCAAGATTTGAATGCTCATACGCTTACCTGGTGTGCCTTCTAGAGCTGATGTTGAGTTAGCCTTTGGATAAGCATCAACATTGTTACCAGAATAAGCAGCCGCGATCTTGAATGGGCTTAGTGCCTCGTCACCTGCGTTGACGTTGTCGCCTGAGTCAGCATAACGTACACGTAGAGTGTGGATCTGTCCAACTGGGCCTGTCATTGGCTGAACGCCGATGATTTCGTTAGCGATAACTGTAGGCATCACACGACGGATAACAGGTAGAATAACACGATTAAGTGTTGCTACGTTACCAGCTGATGTTGCACCTGCTGTTGCGCTCTCTGTCAAGCTACGACGAGTGTTTTCTAAACATACTGCCATGGAAGCACGACGGTTACCCTGTAGGCCTTCAAGCAGAGCTTCTTTGGTCTCTGACCATCTTTCATTTAATAACTGTGACATTTATTGTCTCCTTGAATAAATTATTTCAGACCCGCTAGTTTGCGGATATCCAAAATATTGTCTAAGCCTACCTGTGGCTTGGCTGCGCGATCTCCTGTCACTGCGGCTGACTCTGTTAGAGCAACCTTAGTAGTACGACGGGTTTCGCCTTCCATTACAGCTGGTAGGTATTTCTCGAAAGCACTAGAAAGTTTTGGTGTCTGTACAGACTCTAAAAGCTCCTTCATGATTTCACGCTTGCTAGCATCCAACGGTGCTAGTAATTCGGCCATAGCATTTTTACGCTCCATTAAATCCCGAGTGATACGTATTTCACGCTCTTTGGATTCGACGATTTGTGATTTTTCTGCTACAACTTGTTTTGCTTCTGATAATTCTTGATCTTTCTTAGCGATGATCTTCAACAGTTTTGATGTTTCAGACTTCTCGTTTAGATAAGAACTAGAATACTCTTGGGCAAAGGCTTCGTAGATACGGCGACCAAAATCGTTAGTACGAGCACTATCGATATCTTCTTTCAATTGCTTGATTTCGGATGTCAGCTTGTTAGTAACTACGCCTTCAACGACCTTGCTTGCACGTTCAACGAAACGCTGTTTGATATCTTCAAATTTGCTCTTGGCTTCACGGACCAGCTTGACTTTAGTTTCAGCTAGATCTTGTTTGTCAATGGCAAACTCACGGATTTCCTTAGCTAGAGAATGTACTACGAAATCCTCTAACTTGCTAAAGTTCTCAGCGACTTTTTGACGGTCTCCTTGGAACTCTGCTAACTCTTTTTGTAACTGCTTGACTACAAACCCTTCTAGCACTTGGGCATCGCTGGTCATCTTTTGTTGATAACGAGCCTTTGCTTCGGCTAGAGCCTGTTTGTCTTCGTGCAGTTCACTGATTTCTGCGGCTAGTCTGTCGCTTAACATCTTGTCGATTGCTTCAACCATGATCTGTTTATCATGATTATACTTCTGAGCAAATTCTTCGCGAAGTTCTGCTGTGACTTGGTCGCGATTCTCTTGAATCTTTTCAGCAAAGGCAGACTCGATAACAGATTTTGTTTCTTCTGTCATCACACCTGACTCTACCAACTGTTTGAATGCGTCCAACATATATTTCTCCTCGGGCTTATCTTAGACCTTTAATGATCTGTAGGAGTGATTCCTTCAGATATTTCTGGGCCTTTGGATCTTCTTTTACTTCTTGTGCAACCTTAAACGCTCTTGCTCCGCCACGGGCATTCATTAAATGCTCATAGACAGGAGTAGGATACGCACCAGGTGCACTGGGTTGAGCAACTACGTCTACTGTGATTATCTCGAAATCAGATACATGGCCGTTCATGTCGTTGACATTGCCACTACCACGAGAACTTACGCCAAGTTTTACTCCGCTTTCAAGCATAGTACGAACCAAGTTACCCATTGGCGTTGGAAGGATCTTCATCTTTCCATAACCGTTTGGACCTTCCATCCACATCTGTGTTATCATATGGGATACACGATCCAAATTTACCTTAAGATCATCTGGATGATCAACTTCTCCTAACACACTATAACCATTTTGAATTTGGTCATTTAGTGTCTTCACAGCACGCTCAATCTCGTCTACAGGGTAGACACGTTGATTCGCGTTGCGGATCCCACCTTGGATGGCGATGCCTTTTAGGTAAAGGCTCTTTCCATCCTTGTCGTCGCTCTCGAGTATGACTCCAGCTTGATCGAAACTTAGGTGTTCACGTAGGTAGCTTAATTGCATCCGGGTTCTCTAATTATAGCTTTTTCAAGAAAGGCTTATCATGGCTTACAGATGTCTGACCTGCTAGTTCACCTGTCCCGCTGCCAACTGGCTTCGGAGCCTTGTTGTTGCTTGGATAACCACTACCTTGTTTGTTTAATGCGGCACCGTCTTTCATCTTAGCTGTTGAGCTACCTGCGATGTTCTTTTCAACACCTTTAGTATACTGCTCACTGCTTTCTGGATTGATACCTTTTGTTACTTTGTTAGGGCTTGTACCTGTGTTCTTTTGACCTTCTTCGCTGCCTTGTGCTAGATTTTTAGCATTGGCGCCCGAAGTTGGCTTACCTGAACCGGAACTTACAGCACTTTTACCTTCTGTAGGAGCTGGCATACTTTCACCTGTGTTGGCGCCTAGGTATTGACCCTGTGTCTTCTGTGAGTTCTTGTCCCAGTCGTTGCCAACCTTTTCACGATACTCACGAGTGATACGACGGTTTTCCATTGGCATGCCTATCATTTCATTTTCGTTGTCTTCTTCGCCTTCTTCGTCGTCAAACTCAGAATCCATATCCATGTCGCCATGCTCTGAATCTTGTGCTTGCTCTAGTTCTGCAAAGGCAGCTTCTAGTTCTTCGATAGCATTTTTGATGTCCATCATAGCAGAATCTTCGTCGCCTTCTTCGTCACCGTGCTCTGCACCAACTTCCATACCTAGTGCGTCAGTTGGATCATGTTCGTCGCCACCCTGGAAGCCATCATCTTCCTCGTCCATTTCATAAGCATCTTCTAGCTCTTCTTCAGACTCGTCCATTTCTTCTTCCATAGACTCGTCCATTTCTTTGTCTTCGTCTTCCATAGACTCGTCCATTTCTTTGTCTTCGTCTTCCATAGACTCGTCCATTTCTTCATCGGCCATTTCTTCTTCGGCGATAAGGTTCTCGTAGATGCTTCGTGATTTTTCTACCACGATATCGTGGAAGAGTTCGTTAGCTTTATCTATTTCTTCATTTACTAGATAGTCTAGTAGTTGTTCAAACTTTGTTGACATTGTAAAATTCTCCTTAATTGGTAGCGGCAAGGCTGTATTATATTTACAGCCGTATTACAATACCTGTGTGAAATAGGCCTAAAACGAGCCTTTTTATTTGATCTGTTCGAAAAATTAAATCGTTTTTTCGAGTTTTTTGTTAAAAATATTTAGTTTCTAGGCAGATATTTTAACTGACTACATAATGCCAAGGCATAATTCAGTGTATCTAGGCACAGCATTTTTGGTATCGGTGTTGTTTAATAGGTGGTAATCTGCGCCCAATAAGGATACTTTCCTTGGGTATCTTCGAGGATTTTTGACGTGCTCGGCCAGCACCCAGGTATTATATAGAATCGTCCTATCCACGGTCGCGGTCTGTATTTTGAACTGATCTTTTTGCATAGAATCAAACAAGGATCCTGTATAGTTCTTGAGATCACCAAAAATCACAGGGTTTATGGTATCCCATAATAGGTCTGTGACCGTATGACTGTAGTGTACTCCATCGCCTAGAGGCACAGCAGATGTGGCTTGGTAATCAGGAAGGACATAATCGTAGAATCTACTAGCATAGCCTATGCGAGTCTCACCGATATCCCCATCTATATAGTCGATAAAAGATCGAGAAAATATATGTTTCATTATGTTTCGGGTCACAGCACTGCCATAATAGGGATACTGGGGAACAAATTTGACATCATGTATAGCAGGTGGTGTGCCCCAGACGACTATCTTTTCTAATCCATACAGGTCTGCTGTTTTTTTCAAAGCATGATAGAAATCCTCCACAGGTTTCTGTGTATAGTCTTCTGGAGATATGGAAGTTTCTGGTATGTGTTTCCACCAATGTGCCCGTATGTCTAGGCCGCCTAGACTTATCACTGCATATCGAGCATCAGGTAAGTGATACTTAAAGAATTTAGTCAGTGCCGAAAGCGGCTGTTCTAGTTGTTTTCCATAATCTAGAGCTGTAGAAACTCCCGTATAGACAAACTCTGGAGCTAGATTTCTTAAGGCCAGTGTGCCCGAATCACCTATTAAGAGTAGGCGTGACATCTAGGCTATACAGGAGGCTGTCCTTCTGCTGGAGGAGTAGCATACATAGTACGTATCAGGCCTAACTCTTCCATTTTTTCTTTCTCTCGAGCGTCGCCTGCTTTGCGTAGACTGTTCAGCATTTCTAGTGTAAGACGTGTTTTACGTAGGTCTTTTTTACGCAGTATGCTGGTATCGTGCTGGCTTAGATAGCGATCATCTTCAACAGGATCTGGGTGCTCACGATCGAAACTTAGGAACTCTCTTAATAACATAGTTGAGTATTTACCAATTATACCGGTGGAGGTGTAGGCGATGTAGCGCCCGGCTCTGGCATAGCACCCGGTAATCCGCCTGCTTCGGCGCCGGGCTCTCCCGGAGGTGGTGGAGTTGTCATGCCGCCGAGGCCGGATAGATCTCCACCTATGCCGTTGGCTGTGATGCCCACTGAACGCAGTTCAGCACTAGCTGACAGTTTGTTGTCAACGTCGATGTTTTCTTCTTTCCATAGTTTTTCGTTTTCTGCGATTTCTTCTGAGGTTAGTCCCAGGAAACGCTTCAAGGCAAATCGCTTGCTCATCATGGGTATAGCTACCATAGTGCCAAAGGTGTTGACACGAGCTGTATCCATTTCTGCTTGGCGATATGATGCGAAATTCTGCGGCGGATTGAATTTAAGGTCGAATATGTTAGAGTCTATGTTGATGCCCTTGGCATGTAGGTACAGTTTAAACTCTTGATCAAAGGGGCCGTTTATGAGACTTTGGAGTCTTTCGCAGTATTTGTTGAATCGGAGTTCTTGTATGTAGGCTGTTCCCACTCGGCCATCGTTGAAATTACTGCCACCATCATCCGAACCAGTAGGCAGATAACTGCTAGGAATACGCAGGGCTCTAAAAAGTTTGTTAGTAAAGTATTTGAGATCATCAATCTCTCCTAGATTCTGTCCACCCTGTAGGATTTCTACTTTTGACCCACGACCTTCTGCTGTCTGCGGGAAGAAGTAGTCTTCATTTATGGAAAGTGGATTATAGCTGGCGTCGACTACACTCTGGCTGCCGCCGGTGACGCTGGGAATCCGGCGCTGATTGACTTCGTTCTTAACACGTTCTACGAAACTCATAGCTAGGTGTGAGGGCATATTGCCTGTGTCTATATAGAACACACGGCGTTCTGGCGCTCGTTGAACACGATAGATGATGATGGAATCTTCCAGCAGTTCTTTCTGCTTGAATACCTTGAATATGCTTTCCATAAGACTGTTGCCAAAGGGAAAGTTATTGTCTAGACCTTCTGACAGGCTGATATGTACTACGTGTCGGGCATCTATAGCATACTGATTTTGATTCTGCGAGAATCTACTGGAGTTGGCAGTAGTGGGGAATGATCCAACCATACCGCGTGATCCACCTGCTCCGCCCTGTCCTGTTCCATATCCGCCGCCGAACTGGCTGCCACCGCCCTGCATGTTGCTGGGATTGATAGCTGTAGTGGCCAATGTTTCTAGGTTGGGATTAAAATCTCTGATGTGATACTGCTCAGGTTTTTTACCTTCTGATTCGTTTACTATGATCTTGTCTACCTTGGCTGGATCTACATACATCCAGCTCTGTGTTTCTGGGTCACGGACGAAGAATACATCACCGTATTTGAAGGCGTTGCGCACTATCTTGAATATGCGAATGTCGAATTTGTTCTGTTTGGTCCACTGTTGCAGGTATTTTTTAATGATGGTTATTTCTGCACTGGTAGCCTGTTCTTTAAAGAAGATCTGGAAGGGAGTTCCGTTTTCCATGTTGTTCTGAGTACAGAATTCAGCGAGGATATCCAAGGCAGCATTGACTTCCGAGTCTGAATCCATGGTGTCATATTGACCATAACGTTCTAGACGATTGGGATGACCAGCATAGACATCTGGCAGATAGCTAGAGTAGTTAGTACGGCTAGCGTGAGCGCCACCGCCCATGCTGCCGCTGATGGGACTCAGCTGTCCGCTAGTTGCTACAGGGGTGAAGTATCTTTTCCAGGCCATTTCTTATATAACTCCTTTAGGAATCCAGGAGGGTTTAAGGGCTCTAGCTGAAGTTTCTGTATTATCAGCGGTGGCTCTTATATACTTAAGGATCTCTTTCATAGTGTTATTTAACGCTATCATGTCTGAACTTGATTTTTCTGTGCCGCCGGGCGTGGGTCCTGCTATAGCAGTGGTTATACGATCGGCTGCGGCTGTAAAAGCCTTGGATCCTGCATTGGCTATCTGCTCGGCTGCTGAAGTCCCCTTCATCAATTCTTTGACCCGTTCTGCTTTAGCTATGTCTATAGAGCTCACAGCCTTGCCGTAGGTAACCATTGCGCTGGATAATTTTTCAAGTCCGGTAGCAAATCCGGTGAGCTTAACCACATCAAACCCAGATAGACTGTTGTTTAAATTTTCAATGAAGCCACCTAAACCGCTCTTGCCGGGTGTGAATATAGATGCGATACTGCTCAATATGTTGCCGGCTGTGAGGACTGTCAGTCCCGCACCTAATCCCACCATTGCTATACCCAGTGCGCCTATGCCTAGGGATACCTTAAGTAGATTACCTCCATCTACTTCGTTAAATGCGGTAAATCCTGCCGCCAAAGATGGCAAAGATTTACTAATAGCGTACATGGCTACAGCAACACCTGCTCCCAGTATGGCTATGACCCCAGCTAACACACCAGCTCCTATTAGTACCGGGCCAGCTGCCGCTCCCAATGCTGACAATCCTTCGGCTAATCCTGTGAGCGTAGCGCCTATTCCGGGGCCAGCTTTGCCTACATTAGCCAATACTTCTCCGGCGGCACCACCACCACCACCTCCACCGCCACCGCGTCCTCCTAGTAATCTACCAGCTCCGCCTAACAACATATCGGATTTTTCTTTAATTACCCTTGCTGCCTGTATCGCCGTAAGGGCTGTAACAACTGTAATTAAACCTGCTAATGCTGTAGCGGCTCCTTGATTTTTTTCTAGGAAATTGGCTATCTTGAGTGCCCCTTGTCCTAGCCAATGAGTAAAATCGGTTAGGTGTTTTATAACAGGGGTAAATCCTTTTAATAGTTCTGCGCCTAATTTCTTAAAGGCCTGATCGGTATCTGCCATTTGCTTAGCCTGGCTGTCTTCTCTCTTTAGACGATCTTCTTTAATTTTTTGATCTCGTTCATTGAAGGCTTTTTCGCTAGTTAACCCTTGTTGCATTTGTTTGGCTGTTGTTACAATTGCAGTATCGATTCCTTTGATACCGGTCCCTATAGAGGCTAAAGGAAAATTATTGAATCCTTGTTGCACCCCTAATGATATCTTATTCATACCATCTATACGTTGTTGGCTTGTCAGACCATATTTGTATGAATCCTTAGCCATTTGATCGTAATTTTTTGTTATATCTTTACTGGTAGCTACCAACATAGCCCCTTCTTTAGTCATAACTGAGCGATGTTGTGCCTGCGCGAGAGCTATGTCTTTTCCTGCATCTCCATACTGGGAAGTCATATACTCTACGTTTTTCAAAAATATAGCACGTTGTTCTGCCGGCATGCGTGCGGCTGTCATTTGGACCTGCGCATCTACCTGCAGTTTTTTCATGTTCTGTTCTTGTTCTTCTCTGCTCTTGCCCGTAACCTGTGCCAGTCTATCTAACTCTTCTAAATATTCTCCCGCGCCTTCTCTGAGTTGTTTATTGGTTTCAAGATCTTTGGTGTTACTGACTCCGCTGACAGCTAGGTAATTTAATAAGGAACTGTTGGCTTCTTCAGCACTATAACCCAAGGCCATAAGATGAGAACCCATTTTGCTATTCATGATACTACCGCTGAATCTACTGAAGGCCATAGCGCCGTCATTGACACTACCGCCTAGCTGTAAAAACTGCGCACCATTGGTCTTCATTAAGTTGCTAAATTGATCTAGCGTTAGGAAACTATTAGCCGCCGCAAGACGTAGATCAGTTAGAGATCCTGCAAAGGTGACTCCTGCAGAAGATATCTTTTGATAGGCAGCAAAATTCTCTTCTTGCATTTTGACAAGGGGACCTAATGTCCTAATTACCGCTCCAAGGGCATTGTCCATTTTACCAAAAGAATCGAACAGATCACTAGACTTGTAGGTGCCTTCTGCTAACTTGAACATAGTAGCATTGAGCTGATCGGCCACTAGATTTAATCTAGTCCACTTTTCTATAGATTTGTCTAATGATTGTTGATAGGATATCTGCTGTAGGGTGTTGTCGGCCATCGCTTCGGCGTTGGCGTCCACTTCTTCTTGTAGTTTATCTAGATCTACTTTGAATTTTAATGCTAACCGTTTTAGGATTTCAGAATCAAGTTTGGCAACGCTTAACAGCGCCTTAAGCGTGATCTCCGAAGCGGCATTATTGAGTTCTACCGGTTGGTCACCTATACTGCCTGTTACTTCTGCCATTGTTTTTCCTCGGTTATCTGCGTAGATAAATAGTAGTTAGAAGATTACCAAATATCTTTAAGTTATTTATCGGAGACTTATCCCATGGACACAACGTTCCAAAAACCTGTCAATCCCCTGAGCGGATTCATGCGCCAACCTAAGATTTATGTGAAACTACCTAGTCAGGGAGAGTATTGGCCCGAAGGCAGTTTAATATTATCCGAAACCGGAGAATATCCAGTCTATTCCATGACTGCCAAGGACGAACTCATGCTCAAGGTTCCTGATGCCCTGATGAACGGTCAGGCAGTAGTAGATGTCATACAGAACTGCATGCCCAACATCAAGAATGCCTGGGACTGCCCCAATATAGATATAGACTTTATCCTAGTGGCCATCAGGCTAGCTACCTATGGTGAATTCATGGCTACTCCGGTCACAGTAGCCGGAGGTGAGGAATTCGAGTATAATGTGGACCTGCGCACAGTAATGGATCAACTGCTGACCACGGTGTCTTGGGATCCCGTGGTTGCTGTCAATCCCGATCTAACGATATTTGTCAAACCTCTAAACTACAGGAACGTCAGCAAGACAGCTCTAGACACATTCGAAACACAGAAAATCATGCAGTTGGTTAACGACGACAAGATCAGCGAAGACGATCGAATAGCACTGTTCAAAGAAGGGTTTGACAAGCTGAACAGAGCTACGATGATGACCATAGTAAACAGTATCAGTCATATAGAATCCAGTCAAGGCAGCACAGACAATCCAGAATTCATCCTGGAATTTGTCAACAATGTAGATAAAGAAATTTTCAACAAGATACAACAGCACCTAGAATCAATGAACACTAAAAACGCCATCAAACCTATAACTGTCACAGTTACTGATCAGATGCGTGAACAGGGTGTTGCTGGCGATACATTAGAAATTCCTCTGACATTCGACGCTTCGACTTTTTTCGTCTAAGGCTTTTGTATCTATCAGCTCCTGAAATTGAGGAATTGATCAAGCAGTTAGACCGGGATACGAAAGCCATAAAAGAAGATCTACTGCGTATGTGTTGGTTTATGAGAGGTGGAGTTACCTATCACGAAGCCTTGATGATGAGCATAGAAGAGCGAGAGCTGATCGGCAAGATCATCAACAGCAATCTCGAAGTAACCAAAGAAACCCAGATGCCTTTCTTCTAGAGACTGCGTCCTAGGAAACGACTATACCCTTCTGCTGTAGGAGTAGCTGAGGCAGCCTTTTGATTTAGTTCTTGGTGTTTGGTGTTCAAAGCCGTTAAGACGTTGTTTCTAGTTTCTGCAGGCTGTGATGCAAACCAGTTGATCACAGCATCGGCGGTTATACCACTAGCAGAGCTGGCACTGCCTCCGCCGCGTGTGCCAGAGCTGACCCCTGTATTAGCAACTCCAGCAGAGCCAGTAGTAGAACCTGTAGGAAAACCAGCGGAAGTTTTTGCTCCCCCACCTATACGTAGATTTTCCTGTGCGGCGGCCAGTATAGCCTTGTAGGCAGTGTTGGCGTCTAGTGCAATGGTATAACCACGAGCTTCTGCCACAGCTTGATCTCTAGCAGGATTTGGTTTTAGTACTGCTGGTTGTGTGGCTGATGTTTTGGCCTGCTGACGCTTGGCTAATTCTGCGTCTACTGCCTGTTTTACCTTGGGATCCAGATCAGTGCGAGCCGCTGCCTTGGCTAGTCGAGCATCGTCAGCATTGACTACAGAATTTATCGTGTCATCATCTGTGGCAACAGCAGCCTGATTGGGATCCTGCTGTGCGGCATCTGTTGCTGACAGAGTAGGTTCGACCTGAGAGGCGCCGGCATTGCCCTGTGGTGTTGTGGCTCGGGCCTTGACCTGTGCATTTATCACGGCCTGTGCCATCTTAACAGGATATTGCTTGCTAGTAAGATAGGCTATGAGATTGTTACCGTTGGGCTGTTGACCTGTTGATCCCATCTGTTTGAAAAAGTCCTTGTAGAGACTGTCAGCTGTCTTCTTGACCTGAGCTAGTCCTTGGCTCTGTGCATCTCCAGCACGATATCCTCTCACTGGAGCACCTTTCAGCAGGCCCTTGGCAGCACCTACTATACCTCCTAGGATTCCTTCATCAGTTTGATCTTCATTGAACACATCATTCATTTTCATAGGGATTTCCTTATCTTTGTTCTTATTTAGTGGAATGAGCAGAGCTCATTCTCTTCTTCGCTCTCGCTCGAAGCTGTTTTTCATCGTAGATGATATTGCATTATCCAGATTCTTCAGTCACACTTCGCCCAGACCGGGCGAAAGATGTAAACATTATCCGAGTTCGAACATGTCACACAGCAGTAGAGCATTACAGTGGCGGTTGACCGGTACCACGAGCTCCGTCTTCATTCAACGGCGGCCTATGAATATCTGCTATCATACCCATAGACGTGAGGTTTTTCTCCTCTCTTTTCAGCTATATCGACTCTTTTCAAACGATCAAACCCCAGCATTAGGGATCGTGGTCCTGTTAAGGATACTGATCGAGTACTCTTAGAGGCGAAGAGATTTCCCTTGACTGCGATCCGAGATCCAGCTCTTGGGGCACCCGATCTAGGCCGGTGCTTGCTATTCCTCTATAAGTGCCTGTTTCTTTCGAATGTGTGAGCCATGGACGCGGATCTGTATGATGTTGTTGTAGTAGTCATCTGATTCTAAAACTCTATGTTCAAATTGGAGGCGAGCCTCTACGTATGAACATTCTGCCTTTGATCCACAATAATATAATATTTCTCGCTTGAATTTTTCTGTGCCTAGTAGAGCTATATCAGCAGTGAGATTGGGTGAGCTACCGTAGTAGGTCTGCCAATCGCTGTCGATCTTTGATCTGATTTTCTTTTTCTTCTTGGTGCCATTTTTTAATTTTACAGTCTTGTAAGTTGTTTTACTGAATTTTGCTAGTTTTTTGCCTATGTATTTTCTATTGTTGGTTAGGTTTACTATACAGTAAACATAACCAACACAATCTTCTGGGAGTTCGGTTACTATTTCATCTTTGTAGTACCAACTCATTGTAGATCCTTTTTGATAGAAGATCTACCGAGTTTCCATCCTTCGCCTGGGCATTCTCTACTTTTTATAGAGATGCTATCCTTACTCCACCATTTATTTCCTATAGTAGCACCTGTTCTTTTTGCAATAACTTCGGCA